TAGAAAAATCCTTAGCATATTCTCTTGCTTTATTCCAAAGAACGGGATCCATTTCTTTTATATAATCTGAAAACAGTTCATTAAATTGTAGAACAGTGTTGAGCAATTGTTCATTGTACTTATCAAATTCTTCTTCATTCATATTTTTTTCCATTCATTTAATTTTAACTTTGCTTCAAGACCAGAACAAGCATTGTCTTGAATAATTTTTACAATTTCAATAGGACTCATTCCACTAAGAACCATATCATTGATATCTTTTTCTACAATGGTTTCTGGCCATATGACGATTTCGCGTTTTGCATCAATTAGATCATACATTCTACGAATTACATCTTTGTTTCGTGGTTCGTTGTCCACAACAAAAATAATTCGTTTTCCTCTCAATGGCTTTGGGATGTTGCCGCTATTGATGCCAAGCATAGCAACACAATTAGGGATAAAGAGAGAATCAATTGGGCCTTCGACAACATAGACTGTTTCCGATTCGATCTTTTGATCGAGCCCAAACCACAAGCGTTCGATTTCATCATCAAATTTTTTCGTAATGTAACGCAAATGACTGTTTTCTAAAGTCCGTCCTTGAACACCTATTAATAGACCGTTTGCATTGAAGATTGGAATTACCAATCGTTTATCGTTGGGAATATTGGTAATTGTTGGATCAATACTTTGCAACCAACTCCCATAATTATCAACATAATACAAACGAGAATAGGAAGATATTGGAATCTTCCTTTCTCGTACATATGTAACGCACATATGATTTTCTTCCAAAGTATCCAACCTTTGTGCATTTTTCATGTCCTTATGAAAAATGGGTTGCTCAAACTTTATGTTTGGCGCAGGAGAATCTATTTTATATTCTCCGTTTTCCTTCCACCTCTCAAGCGAATATTCTTTGCAGAGAGATGGGGAAACAATTTCCAAAAACCGATAAAAAGAATGGGATGCTCCGCAGTTTTGACAATAGAAAAACATACTGTTCTTTTTAGAAAAGAAGTAGGCACGAGCCTTTACTTTGCTTTTCTTAGAGTCACCACAGATTGGGCATCTAAAATTGGCAAGATCGCTCTTCTTCCACTTGAACTTGTCAAGTATTGGAGAGACCAAACCAATAAACTTTTTATCTACAATAATTGACATTATCGCTTATTTGTTTTGAAATACTGATTATTAGCATTCGCTTCGTTGCGAAGATTCATTAAACCTTCCCACCAATTTTTCCACTCTTCAAGGTCTTCTTCGCGTACAAAGGGAAGAGTCTTAAATTTTTCATCAAACGAACGATTATCGTTCGCGTTGATGTACTGGACTTGCTTGTATTGCTTTTCATTCATTATTCATTTTCCATGAATTAGCTTTTTCCCGATACGAGTCACGGTTTTTTTTGAATTTGTTATCGAAACCTTCCGTACCAATATCGTCTTCTTCACCTGTCCCCACAAGACCGTCTTGTGCGGATTCGTCAAGGTCATAGAGTTTCATCTTTGACTTGTTGACACCTACTAAGAACTTTCTCTTAGTCGCTAGATCATTATAGCGGTTCTTAAGCTGCTTTACAAGTATCTGTCCATTTTTTTCAAACTCTTCATTCGTCATTATAGCAAACATAAAGTCAGCAGTGGCAGGAAGACCAAACGACTCGGATGTATCTTCAAGGCCAACATCAGAATTCGAATAACCTTGGCGGTTAGTTTGAGTCGCTGTAAAGATAGGGACATTTCTCTCCACAGCCAAACCACGAAGTTCCTCTGCAATTGCTTTAATGTAAGTGTATGAGTTTACACTACCATTTGCCTTGAATCTAGCAGAAGCACAGATGTTGAGATAATCGATAAAAATAATATCAGGAGTAAACTTCTTCTTGAGTTGAAGTTCGTCTAGCAAAAATCTAAAGTGATTGGCATTTGCGGATGCTGTAGGATATTCCTTAATGATCAATTTGCTGGTAATGTTTTTTTGAATTCTATCAAGTTTCTTTATGTACACATCTTGAGGAAGTGTTTTCAAATCATCAAGAGTTGTATCCATGAGATTTGCATCAATTCTTTCTGCAATTCTTTCTTCCGCCATTTCACAAGTAATGTATAAGACATTCTTGTTCTGCATCCAACAGTTTGCAGCATGATGACACATAAACAAAGACTTTCCAACACCTGTTCCTGCCAAAATAACATTCAGTGTTTTAGATGGAGTACCACCATTTGTAATATCATTGAAATATTCCAAATCAAATGGCATTCTTGTTTCGATTTTATGATAGAAGTCATATCGTTTTTCGCCATCTTCAAGATAGTCGTGTCCGATATGTGGATCAAATGAAACTGCCAATGCATCTGAAAGTAACTGCGGCAAAGCAGAACTAGTCTTTGTCTTTGACTTACCTTCGATGATATGAATCGACTCAAGAATCGCATTGTAGATTGCTTTATCTTTACAGAATGTTTCTGTCTTGTCTACAATCCATTCTTCATCTGCTTTTTCAATTTCCTTGAGGTTCTCAAGACGAGTAGACAAATCATCAAATTCTTTTTGAGTCAATTCACTTGAGTTTTGTATCTCAATTTTAAGTGCATCAATTGATGGAAGAGAATTGTAAGTTGTAACATATTTGTGAATCTCCTTAAAGAGAAGTTTTTCAGACTTTGTTTGAAAGTATTCTTCCTTGATAAATGGAAGAACTCTTCTCATATAAGATTCGTTTGATATAAGGTTTCTGAATATGATGTCTTCAATTGTATTCATATTATTCTAAATTTTTAGCTGCTTCGTTAATGGCGTTTAATAGTTCAGTATCAGCGGTCAAGATAACTTTTTGTCCGATTGCGTAAGTGTCTTGAACTACTTTTTGGAAAGTAGGATCGGTAAGAATTGGAAGCCAGAATTCCTTACATTCTGTTTCCTTCAATCGGTATTTCTTGTTTTCCTTGTCTAGAGTGCTAGTATACCATCCATTCGATGGTTTCACAACATGTCCTGTTTCAAGTGCTATGTCGAGCAACCCACTCCATGTACTTATACCACCTTCAAATGAAACAGAGATAGGAATTTTTGATTTTTCTTTTACATAACGAGACTTCTCTACATTAATAATAAAATTGTAACCTGTGAGTTCGGTTCCATCCTTCTCTTGTTGTCTTCCAAGAATAAAGATAGTATCCGCTGAATAATACGAACCAGTACCACCACCCACAATATCTTTTGGATACATTCCAATTTCTTTGTAAGTATGATTTACCACAACCATCGGAATGTCGTTCATAACAAGATATGGAGTTACCATACGAAACAAAGACTTGATTTGCTTTGCTCTACTCATGTCTGCTACTGATTTACCTTCAACTGCATCATCCACTTCTTTCTTTGAAGCCAAATTACCAATCGAATCAATAACAATAATTACTCTTTCTCCGCGTTCCAGCCCTTGTAATTGTCTTATGATATCAAACTTTAGTTGTTCGATATCTTTGATTGGTGTATGCAATACTCTATTTGTATCAATTCCAAAACTTTCAAAATATGATTGGGGAGTTCCGAACTCCGAATCATAAAATAACAAAGCAGAATCGGGATACTTTTGCATATATGACTTTGCCATCAGCAAAGAAAATGCTGTTTTAAAATGTTTACTCGGTCCCGCCCACATCGTAACGCCAGGAACAAATCCACCATCAAGTCTGCCAGATAAAGCAAGATTGATTACAGGAACACTTGTTGCAATCATGTCCTTTTTAGCAAAGTATTTTGATGTCGTTAATATATCGGATTCTGTGATTGTTGAATTCTTTTTAATTTTGTTTAGTATATTACTCATATTTACTCCATATAGTTTTCTAGTGTACCATTAGTAGGTAGTTTGTCAACCCCTTTACCAAAGCACCAAATATTTTCAATAAAATCTTTTTCTAGGAAAGCAGACAGATCGTTTGTCTTTTTTGGTCTTTGTTTGATTCTCATGCCAATTTGACCAATAAAGTTTGCTCCTAGTTGATTGCACATAAAGTCAACCATTTCATCGCAAGTTCTGTATCTTATTCCACCAATAACAGGATCCATAATATTAATCATTACATATCCCCCATCATTGATTACTTTCCATGCATTTGTTAGCATTGGAAACAAGAACCCATCTCTCCAGTTACTATATTCAATGTATCTGGCCCATGATTGATCTTTTTCGTTTTCTCCACCCCTATTGTAAAGTTCCGTAGAAAAATATGGAGGAGAAGTAAATAAACAATCAATTGGATTGGATCTAGTATTCCAATCTATATCTTCTGCGGGTTTTCTGTGTATCACCACATACTTTTTACCCCAACAAAAGAAATAATCTTCTTCTTCTTTGATATAGGGTTCATTACAACCTAATTGTTTTTCATACCAAACACATTGTTTTTTGTATGTTTCAAATACTTTTTCGTTTGGATCGCAACCATAATATTCGTATGCGTTCGAAGCATAAAATGCAGCAAGACGATCTCCCCATCCACAACTCGTATCCATGACAGATTTTGCTTTGGTTAAATCATATATTGTCTTTGCAACATGAGGTTTAAATTGAGTTGCAACATAAGCACCCAAGCGAAAAGATCCTCTCCAATTGTGAAGTCCTACGCTCTTGTTACCCAATCTCCAAAATGTATAGTTCATCTTACGAAGAAGTTGTTCATCTTTCCAAATCTCAAGTGGCGCAGCAAATCCATATGATCCACAAGAGTATCGATTTTCTTGCTGAAAGATATTACTAATATCATTATAGTAATGACCAAATTGTATTAGTCCGTTTCCATAAACAGAAAAGGGATACTTGTAATCATCATATTTTTCAAGAACATCTCTTGTGTGCAACAAAGATCTAGGAATATAAAACTTATTATAATCTTCCTTACAGAGTCTATGAAACTTCTTTGCCGCTTCAGACTCCTCTATCTCACGAAATGGAAACTTTGGTTTTTCTGTAACAATGTAATAAGCAAGAGCATCTTTAATATCCTGCTTGGAATAATTGTTATTCATATCATTCCACTTATCGTAAGGTATGATAGGAAGTCCATTTGAGTCTGCACATTTTTTAATTTCATCTACAAGATCAAGCAAACAGGGATTCAAGAGTGTTTTCCTTTTTAAATTTCCAACCAATTACATTTAAAATATTACAGAGCGGTTCTTTGAATGAAATCTCAAACTGCTTGTCAAAATCCACAAATCGTCTCAAGTCAAATTCATCGGGGACTCTTCCCACAAAAGAAACAACAGAACCACCAATCGTGTTGGGTTGCTTCAGATAAACAAATTTTATCTTTTCTCCATCTTTGATCAGAGAATACTTCTTTTGAAGTTTGTTCTTGCGTATAAAGTTATTATACAGCAATGCACCCTTTACTGCAATTGGAGTAGATTTTTTGTAGATTAGTGTAGAATCTGCATACTTTTCCATTCCATTACATCCGCGAGGGAATGAAACATCTTCAATTGAAGATTCGTTGAATTTCTTTTCAAAGTTCGCAATATATTCTCTCATCTCATCTTCCGTACCATTGAGAATAATATTAATACAATCACCCAATGCATCACGAACAATTTCTGGCGTAGATGATCGTGCGGTTTCGACACCCAGAATCTTTTGTTCGGGTGTCTTGAGTATTACTCCACTTTCACCAACCATTACATTTAACATGTATCGTTTCTTGGCAGTCCAAATACCTTTGTTTGCAATCGCTTCGCGCTTCATATGCATTTTCTGTGCATATACATTCATTTTGGTTGCTAATCCTTGGTATTTTTCTTCAATGAACGGTTGTAGTGCTTTATCACAAACATTCAACAAAAACTTTACTTTTTTCTCGTCCGTATCATTTGGTAATACTTTATTAACCAATGTATCCATTCGCAAGTAAATACTATCTGTATCACTGGCAATAACATAGTTTTCGTTTTTTGTTCCGACTGCATTGTTCATGTAATCGTTTAGACAGGTTTCAATCCAACGAATCGACAATTGACCCGACAAAGTAATTGCTTCCGCAATATCCAAGTTAAAGTATCTAAAATATTGATTTCCAATTGCACCGAAAGCCGAGTTAAGTTGAATCTTTCTTGCCAACTGGAAGTTGTGATTCTTTGCAATCTCTTTCTTCAGTTTGCTCCTCTCTTCAACCGTAGCAGTATCGGGAAGTTTGGCAAGTTTTGCTTTTGCTTCCAACATTTTATTTTTAAACATCTTTCGCTCTTCGTACAAAGTTTCCATCAACTTTGGTAAGAACCCTTGCTTATCTTTGCGATAGGTCGTTGCGTTTGCTGCGACAGACAAATCTTTTGATGAGTATCTCTTCATGGATGTTTTAAATTTATTTGTTTCATCCAAAACATCATCAACAGAAAAACTATTTCTTGCACCATCCGATGTGATAGTTTCTGGCGAAAGATTATACTGCATAATCAAATGTGGATACAAAGAATCCAAGTCAAACGATGCGATCCATTTGTGCATTCCGACTTCGGGTTCCTTTACATACGCACCAATAAACTTGTCTTCCTTTTCCTCTTGTTCTTTCTTTAGAGGAATAATAATGTTTTGAGAGTTCAAATGATGATAAATGATCTGATCCCAAGTCTTTACTTGTGAGAAGATATCGTTATGGTTTACTTTTGCCGAATAAGCAATTCTCAGAGCAAGTTCCATCAACTTCAATTTTTCCTCAAGTTTAACGACAAGATCAACATCTCGCACATTATACTCGACAAACTTCGGAAAGTTCTTTGTGTAGAAGTCTCTTAGACTGTCATATTCGGTATATGAAGTCTTTCTTTCACCAAGTTCGACATATGCAATATGATCCAACTTGTATGATTCACGGTTTACAAATGTCAACTTTCGATAAAGATCAAAATAATCAAGAGTAGAAATACCAACAAGATCATACACAGTATAATCTCGCTGCATTACCGTAACAATTCTTTCCTTGATATGATTCCACGGAGAAAGTCTTTTTGCTTCCCCGTCACCCAAAATCTTATTGATTCTATTAATAAGATAAGGAATATCAAAAAAGTTGATATTCCAACCAGTTACTATATCAATGTCTTTTTGTTCCCAAAATTCTAGGAATGATTCGAGGAGGTCTGATTCGCTTCTGAAGACATAACATTCATGGTTATTAGAAACAGCGCCAAAATCATTAAGTCCGAAGGTATAAATAGTACTCCCCATGCGAACAGTAATAACAATAATTTCTTCATTGGCGACATTTGCATCGGGGAAGCCCTCTTCACATTTGGTTTCTATATCTATGTATGCCACATTAAATTTGTCAATATCATACTCCAGTTCGTGACAAAATTCTTCAGCAATAAACTGATATTTGTAGTCAGTATTTCCGTAAATGTCAAAATTATCGACATCCGAATACCGATCTAAAAAGTCACGACAATCGTTAATAGAACCAGGCTTAAACGGTTCTAGGTGCTGACCAAAAAGGGTTTTGTATATGGTTTTTTTATTTGTGGGAACAAACAGAGTAGGGGAAAAAGCAACCTTTTCATGGACTCTTTTACCGTTTTCGTAACCCCTGTAAAGAATATTGTTACCACGAATTCCAATATTAGTGTATATTTTTTGATTTGACATAAGCAGAGAATAGCACACAATAGTTTATAATATCAATAATAGCATCTTCATAACCTTCGTTATGGACTGTCAGTTTACCAGATTCTGCGAAAGTTGACAAGCGAGATAACTTGTCGCAAAGTCGCACCAAAAATCCAGCTTCGGTTGAACAGATGTTCATTGCTTCACATCTCTCAAAATTTGCAAATGGGGTTTCACCACCATTACCTGCGTAATCATGGTTTTTCTTTTTCATTAATTCTAGTGCTTTCTTTGAAATTTCTTCATGATGTTTAAATAGTTCTTCACGATTCATATTATACTCCTGTGGATCCAAATCCACCTTCACGATTTGTCTTGATTGAAGGAGGAGTATAGCAT